AAATCTGGCAAACGCATTTGGCTCCAAATTCATGGAGCAAAAAGACTCACTCAGAATCAGATCATTCAAATTTGGCGGTCACACATTTAAAGTCAAAGTGCCTTTGACAATTGAAACTGAGGCCATGTTTGAGCGAGCCAAAGTGGTCGATGAAGACAAAGCAGAAAAATACTATCAGGACATGGCCAAAGAATTTCTTGATAATCGGGCCAAATATGAAAATGATCCTGAAGTCAAATATTTTGAAAACGATGTTTTAATCAAAGATCGATCCATTAGGGAAACCACTAGAAACAAAGTTTTGACAGAAAACAGATTGGTTGAGGCTTTTAAAATGTTGGTGCCAGAGAATAAAGACTTTGACATGAACACCATCACATATGCAGACATTGAAGAATTGTTCCCATTCAGTGTTCAACTGGAGCTGCTGGATTACATTAACGCTACTATTTCACCCAATTACACGGCCACCAAGGGAAAATAACTGGATCGGTCAGAAGGCAAGTCAAAGCCTATTTAACGGCCCATGGGGCCGATCCAGCAGAAATTGATGAGGGCACGTTTACTGACATTGCGGTTATGTATGCTGATGGCTTAATTGGCAATCGTGGCATTTTGGAGGTTTTGGGTAATCTGACGGCTGGCCAATTCAATAAAATGTTGCCCAAAGGCAAATCCCCCTATACACTCGAGGATATAATTCCAAAGGCATTTGAATATCTTTATCCGATGACCAATGAAGATCGGAAAGAGTTAACAAATCAGAGACTTTTGGCTTTCATGGCCATGGCTCCAAATGCCCCATCGATTCTTTTTGAGGGAACATAATGGCCAATATTATTGCTGGACTAGGTGCGCAACTTGGGCTGGATACAACAGAATTCAAAAAAGGAATTGCTGAGGCTAAAAATTCTCTCAAAGAATTAAAAGAATACTTGCCTGAAGTATTGAGCGTGGCTGGGTTTTATGAAATGACCAAATCAGCCATGGAGTTTTCCAATAAGATTGTGGAAACTGCCAAAGCCAATGATGTGGCCACTGCATCAGTTTTGGAATTGTCCAAAGCACTTGAGGAAAATGGTGGCAATGCTGAAGAAACTAGCAGAGTTTATTCAGGTTTTACGGCAAAAATGGAATCAGCCATTTTAGGAAATGCCAAAGCTCAAGAATCATTTGCCAAGCTGGGAGTCAGTTTAAATGACTTGAGGCATTTGTCTGAGCAAGATTTATTTGAAAAAGTAATCAATTCACTTGGCAACATGAAAGATGCAGCCGAGCGAAATGGTTTGGCTTTTGAAACATTAGGGAAATCCATTAGAGGAGTTGATTTGGTTGGATTGGCCAAATCGATCCAAGAGGGCAAAGGCTCGATGGATGAATATGCTGCATCAGTTGAAAAAGCACATGAGCTGAGTTTGAAATTAACTGCAGCTGGCAAAGAAATGTCTTTAAATTTCACCAATGCGGTGATACCAAGCCTATTGGCTTTTTATGATGAAATGACCAAAAGCAATGGCATCAGCCATTTGTTTTTCGAGGCTTTACGCATTGGCATGGAAACAGTCACCATTTTGGGTGAAAGGGTTTTGAACACATTCAAAGCCATTGGAATGGAAATTCAGCATACATTTGAAAATGCAAAAATTCTATTTACTCAGGGCATCGATGCTGCAATTGCAGACAATAAAAGATATGAAAAAGAAGTCGAGGAAATGGCAAAAAACATTGCCACTTTTGAATCAAATATTTTAAACCCACCTAAACCAGCTGAAAAAGATAAGCCTAAAAAAGAAGAAATCAACAGACCAATTATCGATGCATATGCCAAACAAATTTCAGCAGCTCGAGAATTGTCAACGATTTATGAAAACCAAGCATCACTTGCATACAAAGAATTGGTGCAAAAAGAGCATGGTACAGAATTGACCAAAAAAGAAAAAGAAGTACAAGATGCGGTCAATAAGGTTTACAACGACAGAGACAAAGTTATTGATGAAATCAATAAAAAAATCGACACCACAGACACATCATCTAGAGCTGGTAAAGAGTTAATATCTATTTACAAGCAGCAGCAAAAAGAAATTCAATTGACTGCATTGATGCAAGCAAAAATGACTGAGGATTTGGTTAAAGAAACTCAAATTGCTCAAGAAACATTTGCATTTGGTTGGAATAAAGCATTTGCACAATACAAAGAAAATGCTGAAACCATGGCAGATGCTGGAAAGAAATCATTTGCCACTGTTGTTGATCAAATGTCTTCAGCATTGGAAACTTTTGTCAAAACAGGCAAGTTGAATTTTTCTGATTTAGCAAAAAGCATTATTGCTGATTTGATTGCAATTCAAATCAAAGCACAGGCCACTCAATTATTCAGTAATATGTTTAGTGGATTTGGTGGCGGTATTTTTGGAGGATCAACTGGGCCAGCTCCAGTTGAAACGGCCACACCCATTATGGTTTCAAATGCCACAGGTGGACCACTCGATGCTGGCCAACCATCCATTGTTGGTGAGAATGGCCCAGAGGTGATTGTGCCTCGAGGAAATTCCACTGTGATACCGAATAATCAATTGGGCGGTATGGGCGGCCAAACAGTTCAAAACGTCACCAATTACAACATCCAAGCCATTGACACCAAATCATTTGAAGACAGGATATATGGCAGCTCTGGTGCGATTTGGGCAGCCAATCAATATGCAACCAAAAACATTGCAACAACTAGGAGCCGAACATAATGGCTGGCTTTCAAAACATTGTTGAAATTCAACAAAAAATGAATGTGAACAACAGGCGCACTGTTGGACAACAGGTTTCTCGATCAGGTCAAATGACAGTTGCTCAATACCTGACCACAGTGCCATGGGTATTTACCATTACTCCACACAATTTTTTGTATTATCCACAGGTCAGAAACGTGATCCAAGCCATTGACAATTTAGATCGTCAGCTGCCAGATTACATCACGTTTCAATCGGCCAACTTGAGCTGGTTTACGGCCATGCAAGGGACGGCCACAACGGCCAGTTTGAATGGCACACCCACACCAAACAGTCAAACCATTAACATCACATCAAATGGAACATTCAAGGCTGGTGACTTTATCTCGATCAATGGGTTTGTATACAAAGTGACTGCTGATTCAGCTGGATCGGTGATCAATATCAATCGACCATTGATTGGCGCACCAGCATCAACTGCACCAGTATTGCTTGGCAACAATTGCAGCTTTTATGTGGTGGCTGAACAATTGCCCACATACACATTGAATCCAATGACCAATGGTGCATGGGTCGAGTGGTCAAGTCCATTTGTATTTAGAGAATACATCACTGCATCATAAGGGGAAAAAATGTCCACTGCCATTGCAGCACTCAATTCAAGTTCAATCAGATACGCTGAATTTATTCAAATCAACATTGGCACCATTGGTTCACCCACTGCGGTTTATACATTTTGCAATGCAGCGTCAAATGTGACAATCAATGGAATTACATTCCAAGGAATGGGAGCATATGTTGGATTGAGCGAAATTCAACAGGACATGAAATCAACCAGTGTTGATTTGAAATTGACAGTAACTGGTCTTAATCCAGACATCATTGCAGCAGTATTGGCAGCCAATATGAAAGGCAGCCAAATCATTGTTTGGCGTGGTTTTCTCGATTCAAACAATCAAATTCAAACCATTGGCGGTGTGCAGCAGTTTTTCCAAAGATACCAAGGCATTATCAACAACATTGCCATTTCAGAAAAATTTGATCAAAGAGCCAGGACTCGAGTGGCAACGTGCGTGATTTCATCAGCATCGATGCGATTGGTGCTGGACTCAAGGATTGCTGGAATTAAAACCAATCCATCAAATTGGAGGTTTTTATATCCAAATGATACAAGCATGGATCGAGTGCCAGTTATTGCATCCACTTATTTCAATTTTGGCACTCAGCCAACAAACGGCAGTGCATCCAAAGTAATTGGATCGACATCGAGCAATCCAGTACCATTGGTGACATTTGGATCAACACAAAACAATTAAGGTTTAAAAATGTCATTACTGAGTTTTATCTTCACTGCAGCAGCGATTGTTACTGGTGCATATGAATTGGAGTTTTTGACATATGCTGGGGCCATGCAAATGGCGGTCACGTTTGCAGTTTCGATTGTGGCATCGAGGCTTTTTGCCCCCAATATTCCACAATCCCAGCAAAATAACATTAGGCAGCAAGTGCCACCTGATCCAACGGCTGGCATTCCATTGGTATATGGTGATGCATACACTGGTGGCCGATTTTGTGATGCGGTACTGACCACAGATCAAAAGTCAATGTATTATGTGATGGTGATCAGCTGCATCAGTCCAAATGGCCAGTTTTCATTTGACACCAGCAAATTTTATTATCAAGATCAGATCATCACATTTGACACCACTGATTTGACAAAAGTTGTCAGTTTAACAGACCAAGCTGGCAATGTGGACACATCGATCAGCGGTCACTTGTACATCAGTTTGTACACATCATCACAAACAGGCACGATCACACCAATCAACACATCAAACCAGCCATCAGCGGTTATGAGTACGGCCAATGGCATTCCATCAGGGCAGGAATGGGTTAGCAGTGGCCGACAAATGAACGGCACTGCATTTGCCATTGTGCAGCTGGTTTATAACGCAAATTCACTTGGAACAACTGCGCTGCAGCCAGTCACATTCCATGTAAGCCATTATTTGAATGGCACTGGATGTGCCAAACCTGGTGACGTTTGGTATGATTACATGACCAATACAGTCTATGGTGCAGCAGTTCCAAGTCAATTTGTCAGCTCTGCATCAGCCACTGCATTGAATTCATATTCTGATGAGCTGATCACTTACACACCAGCTGGTGGAGGATCAGCATCGATCCCAAGATACAGATTCAATGGTGTTTTGGACACTGGTCAGACTGCATTGTCAAACATTGATTTGATGATGAATTGCTGCGATTCATGGCAGTCTTATCAAGTGGCCACAGGACTTTGGACTGTGGTTGTTAACAAAGCCATTTCACCGACATTTTCATTTGACGATACAAACATCATTTCAGACATCACAGTCAGTGAGTTGGATTTGACTCAAATGGTCAACCAAATCGAGGCCAGATTCATTGATTCTGGCAATCGAGATCAACCAGGTTATGTGAATCTGCAAACTCCATCAGGATTGCTGCTGCCAAATGAACCAGTTAACAAATTCACCATTTCATATGATTTGATCAATAGCAGCGTCACGGCTCAATACTTGGCCAATCGAGTGCTTGAACAAAACAGACTTGATTTGATTGTCAGTTTTTCCACTAATTACACTGGCATTCAAGTCAATGCTGGTGATGTGGTAACAGTGACCAACAGTTACTATGGCTGGACAAATCAACAATTCAGAGTGATGCAAGTCAAAGAAGTATCGCTGCCTGATGGATCACTTGGGGCATCATTCCAAATGATGCAATATGATCCCAATGTATATGCAACATCAAGCATTACTGCATACACACCAACTAGTCACAGTGGATTGGCTGCACCAACATTTTTCAGTTCATTGGCTGCACCAACAGTGACGGCTCATTTTGAAACGGCAAACATTCCATATTTCAATGTGCAAGTGTTTGTGCCAGTAACTGGCCGAGTCACAAACGGCACTTTGTACTATACAACAGTGGCCACACCATCTGGATCAGATTGGAAAGTCTGGGCTAATGTGCAAACGGCAAACAGTTTGCCAGTGCCAAACAATTCATACTATACATTTGTGGATGTGGTGCTGCCAGCTGGGACTTATTATTTTGCATACACAGTTGGAAGTGGTACCAGCTTATCTACACTTAGCCCAATTAGTGCTGGATTTGTTTGGGCACCAGTGGGGATGTCAGGCGTGTCGGGGTATAGTGGAGCGTCAGGGTATAGTGGATTTTCAGGGACAGGATCAACTGGAGCCACTGGCCCAAGATCGGCCACTGGTGAGCTTTATTATGCAACGTCACAATCAACTGCACCAGCTGCACCAACGGCCAGCGGTTATAACTTTTCAACTGGGTCATTTTCAAGTCTAACATCAGGCTGGTCCACAACATTCACTGCACCAACGGCAACATATACCACCCAGTTTTGGGCTGCTAGATATTATGTGATTGAATCCACATATGGTGGATCACAAACCATCACCATCAGCACAGTTTACAACTGGACCAATTTCAATGGATTGGTTTCATTTACCAATTTGGCCACATCAACTGGAACAACATTCATTGATGGTGGAAATATTGACACCAACACAATCACAGTCAATTCTTTGAAATCCAATTCAAGTGGAACATTTAACAGTTATGTGACTTTTGGTTTGGGAGTTGGAAGTTCAATTGGTGGTTATCAAGCTGGTGGTGCTTTTGTATCAGCCAATATTGGATATTATGGATTATTGGTGGCCAATACCAATGCTGGAAATGCTTTTGGTGCTGGCACAACTGATACAAGTGGAAATGCAGCAGCAGTCTTTGGTGTCGGTGGTGGCAATAGTACATTCACCACTTATAGAAATTTAGGACTTTTAGGTGCTGGAACATCTGGAGGTACATTTCAAACCAATGGTGCAAGCAATTTGCAGTCTGGAACATCAGCAGACATTAGGCTTGCATACTATAACGGAGGCACTTCATATGCTTATTACATATATTCAGGTGCAGCATACCCATTCACTGGTGCACACGATGCAATGCAGCTATTAACTGAAACTGAGCCACAGGTTGGCGATTTAATGGTCGATATTCAAGTATTGGCAGCCAATACAGTCAATGACACCATTACTCAAATGGCAATGAGCAGCAAAGCCAATCAAGCTGGAGTAATTGGGGTTTACACTGGCACAACTGGAGTTGGATTTGTACCAGCAGCCATGGCAGAATATACAATGGCACCAGATGGCACAATGACACAGGTTCAGTTGAAACCAGAATATGCCAATGTTTATGACACATACAGATGTATTGGTGTCAATGCTTTGGGTGAAGGTCAAATGAATGTTTGTGGCCAAAATGGTAATATCAGCATTGGGGATTTCATTGTTGCATCAGATATGCCTGGTAAAGGCATGAAACAATCAGATGATGTGTTTCATTCTTATACAGTGGCAAAATCTCGAGAAAATGTCACGTTTTCATCCCCATCAGAAGTTAAAATGATTGCTTGTATTTATATGGGCGGTTAAAATTTACAAAACAAGACAAAACATTCGGGGCCAGTGAGGACATTGGCAGCGTCACTACCTAGTAAGGGAATAAGATGGCAGTCTTTAACAAAAATTCATTGACCCAAGTATCTGGGTTTGACAATCCGATTTTGTCTGGCGAATTGGTCTGGGAACAGAAAGCATTCTGGAATCTTTTTATGACCAACGATTCTGGTGTTTTGCCATTAACTGGTGCCACCATTGATGCCCAAATCATTCGCAGAGTTTTGACCAATGTGATTGACACCAGGAATGGTTTGACATTCACCATTGGCGATTACAATCCAACACCAACACCCATTACACTGACAGTCACAAACATCAATTACACAGGTGGCTCATTTACTTTGGTGATCGATGACAGTGCTTGGGGGCTGATGGCCACTGATCCAGGCTTGGACATTGCCGACCCAAATGGTATTGGCTATTCAGGTCGAATTAAGATCAGTTTTCCAGCAAATGGATCAACACCAGCTGAAGACATCATTGTCTTTTTATTCTTTATTGTTAGATCAGACGGCATTGTGGTGGAATAAGCATGAATACAAAAGTCACAGTAATCAATGACAACAATGTCAACATTCAAGTCACGCCACCACCCAATCAAATCATCAATGTAAACAAATCCAGTTTTGGGGTGTCTGGATTTAGTGGGTATTCGGGCTTTAGCGGTTATAGCGGGTCAGGTATTTCAGGCTATTCAGGCTCTGGGACGTCAGGCTGGTCGGGCTATTCAGGGACGTCAGGTTTTAGCGGCTGGTCAGGCCAAGTGGGGGCGTCAGGGACTTCAGGTTGGTCTGGCCAGTCAGGCTTTAGCGGTTATAGCGGGTCAGGGATTTCAGGGTATTCTGGCTATAGCGGGTCAGGAACGTCTGGTTGGTCAGGCTATTCAGGGGCGTCAGGGACGTCAGGGACGTCAGGGTTTAGTGGCTGGTCAGGCCAAGTTGGGGCATCAGGGACTTCAGGCTGGTCGGGCTATAGTGGTTCAGGTATATCTGGCTATTCAGGTTTTAGCGGGTCTGGAGCCAGTGGTTGGTCGGGCATTTCTGGCTGGTCTGGTTTTAGCGGGACTTCGGGGTGGTCTGGCCAAGTAGGGACGTCAGGGACGTCAGGCTGGTCTGGGTTCAGCGGGGCGGTGGGGGCGTCAGGGACGTCAGGCTGGTCTGGTTTCAGCGGGATCAGTGGCTATAGCGGGTCAGGAATTTCAGGGTATTCGGGTTTCAGCGGGTACTCAGGCCAGCAAGGCACATCGATCAACATCAAAGGCACAGTGGCCACACCAGCCAATTTGCCAGCGACAGGCAACAATGTCAATGATGCATACATTGTTTCATCCAATGGCGATTTGTACGTTTGGAGTGGAACAACCTGGAACAATGTTGGCCAAATAGTTGGCCCAGCTGGCCAATCGGGGACGTCAGGTTTTAGCGGTTATAGCGGGACGTCAGGTTTTAGCGGTTATAGTGGGTCAGGTATATCAGGCTGGTCGGGCTATAGTGGTTCAGGCGTGTCTGGTTGGTCAGGTTTTAGCGGGACGTCAGGTTGGTCTGGTCAAGTAGGGGCGTCTGGGGCGTCAGGTTGGTCTGGCATTTCTGGTTGGTCTGGCTTTAGCGGTTATAGCGGGTCAGGTGTGTCTGGCTGGTCGGGTTTTAGTGGCTATAGCGGGTCAGGTGTGTCTGGCTGGTCGGGTTTTAGTGGCTATAGCGGGTCAGGCGTGTCTGGTTGGTCAGGCTATTCTGGGGCGCAAGGGACGTCAGGCTATAGCGGGATTTCGGGCTGGTCTGGCCAATCGGGGGCATCAGGTATTTCAGGTTATAGCGGGTCAGGCGTGTCGGGTTGGTCAGGTTTTAGCGGGACGTCTGGTTGGTCTGGCCAAGTGGGGGCGTCAGGGGCGTCAGGTTTTAGCGGTTGGTCTGGCCAAGTAGGGGCGTCAGGGACGTCAGGTTTTAGCGGAATTTCAGGCTGGTCAGGTTTCAGTGGTGCGCAAGGGCCAACAACATATCCTGGCGCAGGAATAGCAGTATCCACTGGCTCTGCTTGGGGGTCATCTTATGGAACATCAGGAGCCAATTCTGTTGTTTTGAGAGATGCAAATCAAAACGTAACAGCAAATGATTTTTATGAAGGTTTTACAAACGTAGCAGCCGCAGGAACAACGACAACTTTAACTGCTAGTTCAACGCCTAACTTTGTAGTGACAGGATCTGGTGGTCAAACGTACCAACTTCCTGATGCGACTACATTGCCCGCAGGTGCTATATACACTTTTAATAATAATCAGTCTTCTGGAACTGTTGTTGTAAAGAATAACTCAGGCACTACGATTGCTACGTTGCAATCTGGCTCTTATATTGAAATTATTCTTTTATCAAATTCTATTGCTGCAGGTACATGGGATTATCACAATCAAGCTCCTTCAAATGCTTCTTGGTCAACCAACACATTAAATTGGGCAGGATCATATACAAACGGCACATGGAATGGAAACGTAATTTCTCCTAATTACGGTGGTACTGGAGTTAATAACGGCACAAACACCTTAACATTAGGTGGAAACGTAACGCATTCAGGCGCATTCACGCAAACATTCACAGCGACAGCAAACACATCGGTAACACTTCCTACATCAGGCACATTGGCTACATTGGCAGGCACTGAAACATTTACCAATAAGTCAATTAGTGGTTCAACAAATACATTGACCAATATTGGTAATGGATCACTTACCAATTCAACCATAACCATTGGTGGAACATCTATTTCTTTAGGTGGTTCTACATCTGCAATTACCAATGACATCACCATTCATGGATTGACTGTTGGACAAGGTCCGGGGTCTGTATTTTCAAATACTGCGGTGGGTGCTAGTGCTATGTCGGGTAATACAAGTGGGGCTAATAATACTGTCGTAGGTTATCAAGCGGCAGACCGAAATACGACAGGAACAGACAACACAGTTGTAGGATACAATGCCGCATATTGGATGAATGGTTCTTACAACGCCGCATTTGGTTCAAATGCTCTTGGAACAAATAACTCTAATGGCGGAGGGTCATACAACATCGCATTTGGTTATCAGTCGCTCTTGAACAATCAAGCATCTAACAATACAGCAGTAGGGTATCAGGCGGCTTATAGCAACACAACAGGCACAAGAAATTTATTTCAAGGGTATCAAGCTGGTTATTACAACACAACAGGAAGTGATAACACAGGTTTAGGCTATGGTGCTTATGGGTGGAATACTGGTGCAGTTAATTCAACTGGTTCATATAATACTGCTGTTGGTTCACAAGCATTAGCGGCAAACACCACAGCATCTAACAATACAGCAGTAGGTTATCAAGCAGGTTACACAAATAGCACAGGCTACAACAGCGTATTTATTGGTTATCAAGCTGGTTATACAAGCAATGCTGGTGCATTTAATACTGTTATTGGTCCTGCCGCAGGATATAGTCTAACTACTGGTATTCAGAATACTTTTATTGGTTCTCAATATGCACAAGGCGCTGGTTACTATATAACAACAGGTTCTAAGAACACCATTATTGGTGGCTACAACGGCAATCAAGGTGGCATAGACCTCCGTACAGCTAGTAATAGAGTTGTTTTGTCTGATGGAGATGGAAATATAAGAATTGCTTGTGATGCTACAGGTTCAACTGCTAATGGATATTTCATGGCATTTGATGGGTTGGAATGGTATCCAGGTGTTGATAATGCAATTGCTCTTGGTACTGCTTCAAAAAGATATACAGTTGTGTATGCCACAACAGCATTAATTAATACTTCAGATGCAAATCTAAAGCAACAAATTCGCAATTTAAGTGATGCTGAAAAATCTGTTGCCACAAAAATTAAAGGTTTAATTAAATCTTTTAAATTTAATGATTCTGTGGCAAAAAAAGGCGATGGCGCAAGAATTCATATTGGAGTAATTGCACAAGACGTCCAATCTGCGTTTATTGAACAAAATTTAGACCCAAATAAATATGCTATGTTCTGTTCTGATACTTGGTATGAAGTCAATGGAAGCGCAACATTACCTAATGGTGAATTTTGTAAAAAAGATGACGAAGGTGCAGTAGAAGTTACGCAATTAGGTATTCGCTACGAAGAACTTTTAGCATTTGTAATATCATCACTTTAATAGGAGCATAAAATGTCAACAACTTACACCACAACCATCAAACAAATGTACACAGTTCCCAACCCAACAGGGTATGTGGTCAATGTACTGTTTACAGTCAGCGGGACTGACGGACAAGGACATACTGCCTCAATAGATGGCAATATCCAATTCACACCAGAGCAAAATGAGCAAGGATTTATTCCTTATTCACAATTGACTCAGGCAGAGGTATTAGGTTGGATTAACGAAGCAACCAATAACCAAGAGAACTATTACGCCAACATTGATGGTCAAATCAACAGCATGGTCAATCCCCCAGTTTCCCCCACAACACAACCTTTACCCTGGAGCAACTAATGGAAACCGTAACACTTCAATCACAACTCGTTAATGTCATTCTTCAATATTTGGCAACTAGACCCTATCAAGAAGTGGCTGGTTTGATTGCTGAAATTCAAAAACAAAGTCAACCACCACAATAAAACAAAATGACAATACAAAACAAAACATGGGAGCAAATGCTCTTGATCAATGAGTTGAATTTTGCCAAGCAGCACAATCCAGAATATTACCGATGGAAACTCACAAACAATTATGAACGTGCAGTTTTTCTGAAAGGCGATCCAGTTTATCCTCGAGAGGCCACACGATATATGTGGGCCAATCGAAATCTGCGTGGCAAAAAGATTTTGGAAATTGGCTGCAGCACTGGATTTGGCACTCAATTTTTACCCAATGACATTGAATATTTGGGATTGGATTATGACCCAATCATCATCGATGTGGCTCAAGATCAGCATTGGGGTGAAACCATCAAGTTTTCATGTGCAGACATCAATGAAATCCAGCTGGCACAGTTTGACACCATCATTGCTTTTGAGGTGATTGAACATTTGGACAATGGATTGGACATTGTGGAAAAGCTGAAAAAACATTGCAACCGATTATTGATCACAGTGCCATGGAATGAGCCACCAGGCTTTTGGGGCGAGCACCACAAACTGCATGGCCTTAATGAAACCAATTTCTTTGATTTTGATGTGGAATACATCAGCGAGCATGGAGCCATCACATCAGAGCCAAGATCATTGACTGAACACAATCGATTCAATTTGATGATTCTGAGGTGGGATCGTGGATAAGGTTTTATGCAGCATTGGCACTCGAGGCCGATATGACACAACGCTGCCATTGGCTTTGGCTGCCATCATCAATCAGACCAAACGGCCAGACAAAGTGGTCATTTTTGATGACAATGAAAATCCAAGGGATGTCAGAAATGAGCTGATTTATAAAAATTTGTTTCAAATGATGGACATCAAAGGAATCGAATGGGAATGGAGGTTTGCTGCTAAAAAGGGCACGCACCACAACCACCAGGCGGCCAACACAATGGGATACAAATGGGTTTGGCGCATGGATGATGATGCCATTCCAGAGGCCAATGTGCTGCATGAATTGTTCAGCTGGACGCTGCATGATCTCAATTTGGGCGCAGTTGGTGGATCGATATTGACACCACCATTGCAGTTTGAGGAATCATTTCCAACGGCCACCATGGCCAACATCGATGCAGAGCCAAACATCCAATGGAAATATATTCACAAACGCAAAAAGGTCGAGCATTTGCATTGCTCATTTTTGTATCGAGCTGGCATTGTGGATTATCACTTGGGGCTTTCAAAAGTGGCCCACAGGGAAGAAACATTGTTTAGCAATGCTTTACATCAAAAAGGATATGATCTTTATGTGGTGCCCAATGCGGTCACTTGGCATTTGAAAAATCCAAGTGGTGGCATCAGGTCAGAGACTGATCAATCAATGTATGCGCATGATGAACAAATATTTCAAAACTTTCAAAAGTTTAAAAATAACACAATTGTTGTGCTCAATTGTGGCATGGGTGATCATTTGGTATTTTCTGAAATATTGCCTTATATCAAAAACCCAATTGTGTTTACTTGCTATCCAGAAATTATTGCTGGCGAATCGATTGCTGCAGCCAAAGAATTGTTTGGTGACATCGACCAGTGGAACATATATTTGAAAATGGCCCAATGGAAGTGGACAGGCTCACTCAATGAGGCATTCAGAAAGATGTATTTATGATCATTGTTTCTCCATACTCCAAAAAGCTGATGAATGGTCGGGAAAACCCTAAAAATTACCCATATTGGTCAGTTTTATTGATGGAAATTAAAGAAAAAGTGATACAAATTGGGGTCAGTGGTGAAAAGCAAATATGGCCAGACTTCAGACCCGATTTGCCATTGGATGAATTGAAAGAATTGCTGATGCAATGTCGGACATGGATTTCATGCGATTCATTCTTTCAGCATTTGGGATACATCGAGAAAAAGCCTGGCATTGTGCTTTGGTCAGTATCGGACCCATTGATCTTTGGCCATCCAGAGAATGTCAATTTGATTAAAAGTCGGGATTATCTGGCCAAAGACCAGTTTTTGTGGTGGGAAGATCAAGAATACAAACATGATGCATTTGTCGATCCTGATGAGGTGGTCAAGGCATTGGAATTGTTTTAAAATTGGCCATCATTTAAGGGTGAACAATGGACGCTGAAATCGACAAAAGACTGGCAGTGCATGAGGCAGTATGTGCTGAGAGATACAGAATCATCCAAGAGCATTTGACAACTGGCGAAAAGCGAATGACCAAGATTGAGTATTTGCTTTATACAGTGATGGCTTTGGTGTTACTTGGGCCAGGCGTGGCAGCCACATTTTTCCACAAATTGTTTGGATTCTAAAAATTGATCCATTTACCCTTGTCGCACTTGCAAGTGGAGCTTTTAAACTCTGCAAAGATGCGTGTGAAATGTACAAGGAAGGAAGGCAAATTGTCACCGATGCAGTCAAAGAAATTGATGGCATTGTCAAAGATGCCAAAAATGTCCAAAAGAAAGCGAAAGGATTGTTTGGATTTTTAACTGCTATTTTTGGCCAAGATAAAAAAATAAACGCAGAAAGTGCACAAAATGTGCAAAAAGCAGCTCCAAAAGCTGCCAAAAAGAAAAAAGAGCCACCACCAGAGTTTGATGAAAATCTCATTTACCAGCAAGTGAGTGATGCATTGATCAAATTCTTTCAAGCCTACAATGGTTTAAAAAACTATAAAAAAGAACAAGAGGAGCTGGCATTACACGCTACCAATGAGGAGGGCAACGAAATTGCCATCAAGTTGGTGATTGCTGATTTACAAATGGAAAAATTGAATTCTGAGCTTTCAAATTACATGGTCTATCATGTACCAAGTGAATTGAAAGATTTGTATTCAAGGGTCAATGAACAAATTGGGCACATTGCGAATGTCCAAGCACTTGCAAGACGAGAGGAGTTGTTGGCAAAGAGGAAAGCACAATGGCAACGAAACCAAAAAGCGGATTTAGTCAAAAATCGAATGGTGGTTTCAGCAATTACAGTTCTAATGATTCTGTGGATGTGGGGAATGATTCTAAGTCTGACACACCAGCTTTAATATTGATTGTGATTTTGCTCATTGTGATTTTGCTTTTTTTGCCATTGTTGGCGTGGATGTATACCGATGTCAGAAAATTGGAAATTCGAGTTGATAAGGCTTTGACCAGAATTGAGGGAAAATGAAATATCTGATTTTGATTGTTTTGATGTTGTTGGCTGGCTGCCATGATCAATATCGGTATTTTTGCCAAGACCCTGAAAACTTCAGCAAAGATGTTTGTCAAAGGCCAAGATGTGA